TATAAATGATCTTGCAAAAGTTTGTGGACTTCCTACAGACAAAGAAGTGGAAGAAGCACAAAGAAAAATAAATGTAAATGAGATTGTTGAAATTAAAAAATTGTGTAAGAAATACATTGATGCTGATGAAGTATTAGCAGAAGATGAATTATTAGCAGATAGTGAAGTACAATATTACAATAAAAAGTATGATGATATTTTTCTTCATTTCTCAAAACTTTACATGAAAGTAAGATACATTGGTACACACGCAGCAGGTGTTGCTGTTACAGGTGGTGATATATTAGATTATACGGCACTTAAAATTGACAGTAAGACAGGTGATATGTATACCAATTATGACCTTAACGATATTGAAACCATTGGTGTAATTAAGTTTGATATTTTAGGCTTAAACACAATGGAAGAAATTGGTGAGTTAAGAGAAATGACAGGTGATGTTGTCAATTATGATACGGCTGTAAAAGATAAAAGAATTATTGAAGCATTTTCAAAGGGTGATACTCAAGGCATTTTTCAGTTTGATAAGAAAACCGTTAGAGATATGCTTGTTGAAATAGGTTGTAATTCTTTTGATGATATTGTTGCAGCTAACGCTATGAACAGACCCGGTGCTTTAATGACAGGTCAACCAGAAAAGTATGCACAAAACAAGGTAAACATTTCAGAAGCAAAAAAATATCCATATTACGATTACACAAAAGAAAGTTATGGAACTATCTTGTATCAAGAGCAGGTACAACAGATTTGTGTATTCCTTGGTGGTATGGAGTGGACAGATGCCGATAAAGTTATGAAAATGGATGGATCAAAGGCTATGTCGGCAGAAAAGCGTAAAAAGTTTATTGAAACAAAACAACAGTTACATGACATATTTGTAAATGGTGCTGTTAAAAATGGTATGAGTAAACAACAGGCAGAAGATATTTTTAGTTCCGCTACAGATGCTTATGGTTTTAATAAAGGTCATGCTTGCGGTTATTCTCTGTTATCCGTTGAAGAAATGTATTACAAGGTTTACCATCCTGTAGAATTTTGGTTTGGTAAGATCAAATATGCACCAAACGAAGATATGTTTTATAAATGTTGTTGTCTTGCAGCGCAATCTGGAAATGTAATATTTTTACCACATATAAATTATTCTAGTGTTAAAACAAGAATAAGAAAAGTAGAAGGTGAGCCTTGTTTACAACAAGGTCTTTCTGAAATAAAAGGTGTTGGTGAGAAAGCAGCTGCCGAGATTGTAGCAAACAGAAAAGAGTTTGGTATTTTCAGATCATGGGATGATTTTTATGATCGTTGTAAATCAAGGGTTGTAAACTTGAAAGTATTAAAACTTATTTCTGAATGTGGCGCAGGTACAATGGATAAGAAAGAATACATAAGTAGGGTAACAAAGTACAATACAACATTGTTATCCAGAGAAGTGAGATAACTGTTATTTGCCCCATATAGATACCTTTGCTTGCTTATGGTAAAAATCCATGCAAGGAAAATTAAAACATCTATATGGGGCAAATACAGCGTTATAGAGGTATGTATGGGTTTTAGAGAATATGAGATAGGTGAGAAAAATAAAGTTGTTAATCAAACACTTTTGAAAGATATTGATAAAATTGAAGATGTAAATTTAGCAGAATTGGTCAATCTAAATGCTATTACTGTTACACTACAGGATATTTCAGTAACACTTGCTAGAATTTGTGATAGATTGAATAATAAATGTCAATAATAACTAATGTTATAAATAAAATAAATCATTCTGTTTATTATTTTTGTGTGGTAATCTAAAGAAAAAAATAACCCATGAGAGGTAAACAAAATGAATATGAAACAGAATGTATGTGACAAATTAGTTGATCTTGGTGCTGTATTTAATACAGATAAAAGGGTATGGGAATTAAATAATGCCCTAGTAAAAGAATTAAAGAATATCTCTGAAATCAAATTTATTCGTAAATCAGAAATGAGTTATGGATATAATTTGATTTTACAGGATAACTCAATAATACTTGTTCAAGGTATTGGAGAATATAAAAAAGAAAGAAAAGAAAGTTATATTGTTACTTTTCGTTATAACAGGTTTATGACAGCGAAACAAACTTGTAAAACATGGAAAGAAATAAAAAAACTTATTTCTGGTATCAAAAAAGCATTTAACCCGGAATACGTGAGAGTGTTTACACAGGATGGTGTGGAGGTTGCAAAAAGTCTATGGAAATGAAGAAAAAAGTAAAATATCCTTGTCAGAACTGTATTTATTTTAAAGTATGTGGAGAAAACACACGTACAATGCCCTGTGATGGTAGAAAAACAAAATCAGAAGAAAAACAGGAGAGAAAGAAATGGAAGTAGTATTTATTGTTGTTTTAATTATTTTACTTTTTATTGTTGCAATTTTAAATGAAAGACTTAATGCACAAAGACAGATGTATTTTTTGCTAAAGAAAAGAATTAAAAATCTGGAAGAAAGATATGCTTATAATGGGGATGATCTGAAATGAATAAAGAAAACAATAAACTTTTGAAAGCGGTAAAAAGAATTAAAAAAGAGTGCAAGAAACATGACAATAATTGTACAAATTGTCCTTTCCTTTTGAATGATGATTGTATGTTTTTCCATTCAATTCCCAAAAAATATGATACAAAACTTTTTAAAGAGGTTAATGGAGATAAAAGCGGTATTATATAAACAACAGATAATTCAGAAAGTGGTGAATAAAAATGGCAGATATAGAGTTAGTGATTAAGATACCAGAAGAAAAACTTAATATCATAAAAAATAAAATGTATTGTGGTATATATGATCCAGATTTATATAATGCAATAGCTAATGGCATACCACTTCCAAAAGGTCATGGCAAATTGAAAGACTTTGAAAAGATATATGCAGATATGAAAGAAAAAGAGGAATTGGCAAGACAAAGAGTTATTGATACTCCAACCAATAGTCCTTGTTACACAAGGTACATAGCACAGTTGAATGAAAGAACTGGTTTTGTGGAAATGTTGTTCGATATACCAACAATCATAGAAGCAGATAAGGCAGAAAGTGAGGATAAGGAATGAGTGGACAAATGATGGAATTTCCAGAAACTTTTGAAAGGTTTGCAAAAGAATATGGATTTAAGGACGATAAGGAAGTTTACACAAATGGTTTAGACTTAATTCCTGTATACAGAGTACAACAATGGCTTGAACATGATAATAATGAAAACAAGTGGATCCCTGTTAGTGAGAGATTGCCAGAAGAAAATAAGACCGTTATAGTCTCCACAGATTATGGTGTTGTTTATCCAGAAGCAAGGTATACAAAAGAAAACGATTGGGAATGGCATTGTGATCCTGTTGCAGATTATTGGGCAAGCCTTGTATATGTAACAGCATGGATGACTTTACCAGAGCCTTATAAATCACCAAAAAGTGATGGTGAAGAAAATTTAAAACCTTGTCCTTTTTGTGGAAGTTCAAATGTAAAGGTTTATAACAAATATGGTTCGGATGAATTTGTTAAATGTAATAATTGTGGTGTTACAACTGCAGCTGATGAACGTGAAAAAGTGATTAAACTGTGGAACACAAGATGTTCATAATTAAATCCATTTAAAAGAAAGGGAAACAAAATGGCAAAAATGGGAACTGTTGAAGTAAATGTAAATTTGTGTACAGAAATTGATTTTATACGTTGTGTTGTAGAACCGGGTTGTTATTATCCAATTAGAGCGTATGAAACAGATGCAGGTTTTGATTTAAAAACACCAAAAAGATTTATTGTTCCTGCTCATGGATCAGCGATAATTGATACAGGTGTAAGGGTTGAAATTCCAAAATATTTTTATGGAAAGTTAGAAAGTAAATCTGGACTTATGTGTAAACACAATATTGTTTGTCCGGGTGGTGTAATTGATTGTGGTTATACAGGTACTATTGCTGTAAAGTTATTTAACTTTGGTAACAATGATTATATCTTTGAAAAAGGTGATAAAATTGTTCAGTTAATAATTATTCCTTGTGCTTTACCTGTTATTGATAATGTTGATGTTTTAAATGAAACAGAACGTGGTGATGATGGTTTTGGGAGTACAGGAAAATAATGGATATAAAAGATTTATACAGTACAGAACAAATACCATATTTTCAAAAAGTATATGTAAGAAATATCACACTTGAAAGGTATGAAGTTTTTGATAATAAACAGGAATTTGCTTTATGGCATTTGATAGCAGATAAAAGAAATGATTGTTGTGAAGATTGGTTAGAACAAGAAGAATTTTATCTGCCAGATGCAGATTACAAGTGTGTAAAGCAAAATGGCTATTATATGACATAGGTGATGTATGGATATTTCAGTTAAAACTGTTTGTGGTCATTATGAAATTTATGTAGATGGTGAATTTAATAGAACCTGTGACATAAATGAATTAAAAGAAAACATAGCAGAGATTGAGGAAGAATATGAAGCCAAAAACAAATAAAGCAGCTATTATTGATTTGTGCAATAAGATCAATAAAAAAGATGGTGAAGGAACTATTTATACTGTAGGCTCTAAATATGCCAATTTAAAGATGGATAGATGGAGTACAGGAATAGATGATTTAGATGAAATAATCGGTGGCGGTATGCCTTGTGGAAGAGTTGTTGAAATATGGGGTGCGCCTTCACATGGTAAAACTTCACTTGGTTACCATTTATGCTCTAGGCATGAAATGTGTTTAAATATCCCAATAGAGGGTGGCTATAACGAAGAAAGAGCAAGAGTTTTTGGTAATACTCCAAAACAAATGCTTATTTATAGAGCAAGATATGGTGAAGATGCTTTTAATAAAATTCTTAAATTTAGCCAAAATGGTATTCCACTTATCCTTGTAGATAGTGTACCTTCAATGATACCAAAAGACGATGTTGATAAAATGTTAAAAGCAGCTGAAAAAGATACTATTGAACAACAAAGAGTTGGTGGTGTATCTGGATTGTTTACAAAGTATTTACCACCTATTGAAGATGTTATTGAAAAAACAGGAACTACAATTATTTTTATTAACCAAGTAAGAGATAAGGTAGGTGCTTTACCATTTGGTGAACAAACTCACACAATGGGTGGTCACAAATTGGAACACGCTGATAGTCTTAAAATAAGAGTTGCTAGAAGGGCATGGATCGAGATACCAAATAAAAACCCTAAGAACACAGCAGCAAATGAAAAAGTTGGTTTGATAATAAAATGTAAGGTTGATAAATCAAAAGTATGCAATCCCGGTATGGAATGTGAAATTCCTATGTTCTTTGACAGAGGATTTGTAAGTTTTGATGATGTACCTGCAATAAGAAAAGAATTGATGGAAAAAGCAGCTGAAAAGTATAGTAAACGTAAATCAAAACAATATGATGAAGATATTGATGATGATTGGGATGAAGAAAGCGAGGAATAAATGATACTTGCTATAAGACATTTTCCAGATAGAAAAAAACCTTGCATTGTTCTTGAAGAAAATAATCAAGCATTAGTGTTGGGGTATTTAACAGACCGAAAGCGTGAGAAGTGGTTAAGAATGGCACTAATGAGGGAAAATGAATTTCAGTTAGCCGTACAAGTTAATAGTCTGTATGATCTAAATGAGATTATGGAAAGCGAGGAATAATGTATATCTTTGTAAGAAATGGTATGCCTGTATTGCATGATGAAGAAAATATAATTAAAAAAGGAGAAAATAAAATGTCAGAAATGGATGAAATTGTTAAAGAGTTGTGTGATTTGTTTAAATGTAATGATGTTGGTTGTTATAAATATCCTATAGGAACTACCGTTGAGTTTTATTATAAAAATTTTGGTATACTAAGCGGTACTGTTGTTGGTTATGGTTACATTAAAGGTAAGAAAAATTATAGAATTAAATTCTCACCTGTTAAAAACGAAGAACCACTTTATGTTACTGTTGAAGAAGAAGATATTGAAGAAGAAGAAGATATTGAAGGAGAGAATAAAATGAATGTAAAAGAAGAGCCTGTAAAAGAAAATCCTGTAAAAGAAAATCCTGTAAAAGAAGATCCTGTAAACCATCCTTCACATTATGAGGGTAAAACAAGTATTGAATGTATTGATAGTATGGTTATTACATTTGGTATTGAATATGTATTTCATTTCTGTCTCTGTAATACTTATAAATATCTTTGGAGACATAAAAACAAGAATGGTCTTGAAGATGTAAAGAAAGCAGAGTATTATTTGAATAAAGCAACCGATATCTGCACAAGTTATCCAGAAGCATCTATTTACGGTGAAGATGTTGATATGCTTTCAAGGCTCGAAAATCAGTTATTTGACGCTTTTATGTTCTATGGTGTAGATAAGAGGGTCAAGAAAGATTAAAGGGCTATATGGGGCTAATAAGCCCCTTTAAGGGGGTATGGTGTAAAGGTTAGCACTTTTGACTTTGACTCAAAAGGTGATTGTTCAATTCAATCTACCCCTGTTTGGAGGTAATAAAATGGGAATAATAGATAATATAAAGAAAAATGCTTTTGAAAATGGTTCTGGTATTCAGACAAGTGAGGGTGCTAAATTAGATGCAATATTAAACAGAATGTTTTATTTAGATAAAAACATTGATGAAGAAACCCTATTTGTTAAAACTGTAATGACCAGAGGTTTAGAAACACAAGAAAGAGTTGGTTTACACGCATCTGCTATTATAGATCATGGTGATGATACTTTTTGTATAAGACAACAGGTTTTAAGTTTGTTGTATAAACAGTTACAGGGTGAACAATTACCTGTAAACCTTATGAGGATATTTGAAGAAGGAAATGCTGTACATGAAAAGTGGCAAAGACTTTTTATAAGAGCAGGTTACGCAAAAGCAAAAACCTGTGATAGAACAAGATTTGATGATGATTACCATTTATCGTTTACACCAGATATTGTTTGTAGAATACCAGAGTATTATCCCGGTGCTATGGTTGTTGAAATAAAAAGTATGAATAAATTTGCTTATGAAAAGCAATATGAACACCCAATGGGAAGTAAACAGTTACAGTTGTATATGTATCTGTTACAAAAAGCAAAAGGAAATCTGAATGATCCAAATGATCCAGATTATAAAAAAGGATTTACTCTGTTAGATAATAAAAATGACCAAAGTTTCAGATGTGTTGTTTATGACTATGATAAAGAGGTTGTAGCACCTTATGTAGACAGGTTGGATGATATTATTTATCATTATCAGAATTTTAT